CTAGATTCTAACCCCCACCCCACTGCGTCTAGGTGTCCAGTTTTATTTAATGGTATAATCAATTATCATGTGTGCTCCTACAGTAGAAAAATATGGCGCCTCGCCAGCAAATATTCAATGGACCGTAGTCCGTGGAGACACAGCAACCCTGCTTGTAGAGTTCTTAGAGGACGATGAAGTAACTGCCTTTGACTGCTCCGACTGGACCTTTAGAGCAACTGCCTACGATCCAATGGGAAATGTATTAGATAACTTAACCGTAACTGTTGTTAATAATAAGGCAACAATTACCGCCAACGCATCAATTACAGAAGACTGGGGAACAGGCTACAATCAGGTAGCAGCAGAACTAAGATTTGACCTTGAGGTAATTATAGAGGGTGGAAGCGGACCAAATGCAGACACAGTTTGGACTCCAGTTATAGGAACTATATGTGTGTTAAGTGATATGACACCAGGTCTATAATGCCAATAGTAAAAGTTTCAAACCCCACACCACTACTTCCGCCAGTAATAAAAATTGGCAAAAAAATATTTAAAACTAAAATAAAGTAGTTAGGTTAGGTCATGGCTAAAAGCATGGACTTTCCTAAAAAGAAAAAATATCTAGAAACAATTCAAGAAGTTAAAACAACTGAGTATATTGCCGTTCCTGGAATTACTGGAGAAAAAGGTGAAGTAGGACCAGCAGGTCCACAAGGAGAACGTGGCTTAAAGGGCGATAAAGGCGATAAAGGTGATATTGGTAGGCAGGGTCCACAAGGAGAACGTGGAGAGCCAGGAAGGGCAGGGGATGGATACGATAGCCCATCTGGACAGTATCCTGGTTGGGCATATTATGCAAATAAAAGTACGCAAACCTATAGACTAGGTCCAGAAAGAGGCGAAGATGGTTGGGTAAGTTTTTTCTTAAATATAGACGAATCAAAAACTATTGAAACTTATTTACCAAATAAATCTGTTTCTTTATTAAACCTAACCGCAAATAATATAAATTTAAAAACCTTAAAAGTTGGAGCAAAAGTAGATATTAGATATGATTTTTCTTTAGAAACCTATGCCCCAAATACAGAGGTTTGGATTAGAACTCTTTTAAAAGATGAGGGTCTTTCCCCAATAGGATACGTTGGTTTAGTCAAGTATCAATACTCATATGATATTTCATATTATCAAACCATATTTATAAATAACGATAAAATTAAAAACTATGGAGGAATACCTCAAATCAGAACTGACAATGAGAGTTCTTTTATTTTAAAAGGTATCTATGTATCGGTATCTTAGTGGTATAATGTTACAGGAGGACTAATGGCATTTCCAGGCACATATAATTTTAATTACTACCGTGGTGATAGGTATGAATTTGTCATCCGTCCAAAAACTGCAAACGGTGGGGCTTTTGATTTAACAGGATACAGCGCAAACTTTTTTGTTGCTAGTGCAAGAGGAGAAGGTAAAACTCAATATGAAATGCAGGCTGTTGTTGATGGCTCTGCAGATACCGTAACTTGTACAATTTTACCAGGGGCTGGTGAAGAACTTACTGCTGGAACATATGTATACGATGTCCAAATAGATTCTGGCGCAACTCTAGTTTACACACTTTTAACTGGTTCAATTACAGTAACAGATGATATCTCTGGAGCAGATGATTCATAATGGTTGACGTATTACTTAATACTGATGATGTTGTTGTTATAGGACCACCAGAGTCAATTGATCTATTAGTTGACATTGGACCACAAGGAACTCGTGGCAGTAAATTTATTGTTGGTTCTGGAGAGCCTAATGCACTCACAGCAAGTGGTGTTTTATTTGGAAATACTTTAATTTTAAATGATATGTATATCAATACCGCCCCAGGAGAAAATTATGGATATATGTATCAGTATATCTCTCAGGCTGGTGCAAATACTTGGGTTCAAGTTTTAAAGGTAAGTCCAGCAATTTACTCTTCTGTAGAAACAATTGCATTTACATCTGGCGCAGCATCCATAACTATCCCAATATCAAACATAGTAACAGTTAGTGGTTCACCACTTACCGCTTCAAATTTCAATGTCCAGTTTCAGATTGAAGGAGCAAATCCAATTGCTTCATCAATGGAGATTCCTGCTTTAGCGGGGGCTGGAACAAACCTGGTAATAAATTTTGATGCAGTTCAATATAGCGGTGGGACTTGGTCAAACCTTACTGGAAGTAAGACAGTCCATTTATTTATCTCTATAGTTTAACAAAAATGGTATAATCTTTACAGAGGTGACCACATGGCTGTAGAAAATATAGGAAATTTAGTACCAACTAAAATCCCCGCATTAATTGATGATGCAAACATTCAGGATGCGTTAAAGGCATATCACTATGGGTCATATGATTTTGATACTGCAGAAACAAACTCAGCAAATCTTTTAAATCCATCTATTGCTTATACAATCAACAACTTACAAAGTCAAATTACCACAAAGGCTGCGCTAGAGGTTGCAGCAAGAGATAGTTCAAGAGTAACTACAACTGCTCCTACCGCAGCAGCATTTACAGCATTTTCTAATACAATACCAGATGGATATATTTGGGTAGACAAAGATGCAGCAGCACCAGTAGGATACATATCAGCAACATCTGTTTATACAGCAACACAGCCAACAACTGGATTAGCAAATGGAGTTATCTGGATTAAAAAAGGATCAAGCCCATTAGAGATGTATGTTTATAATGGCGATACTAGCGTTTTTAATAGGGTGGTCTAATGCCAACTTCCTTTAATACAGACGGAAAACCAGGTTTTATTTATAATGCAGCAGACGATGTCTGGTATGAATTATCTGGAAAAACAGATACATCTGGAACTTTTGAGTGGGCTGGTCTACAAACTTATTTATCTGCTGTAACAATGCTTGAATCCCTTGTTGCAAAAAAGGGTATAAATAATTATCTCAATCCAGCAGCAAGAGATGCATCAATTACATCACCAACTGCAGGAACGTTATGCCTAATAAGACAAAATTCTGGCGGGGGAACAATAAATGAACTACAGGTTTACATTGGCAGTAGTTGGACAACAGTTCTACCATCTCCTGTTGGACAAAGCGGAAAATTTTTAAAAAGCGATGGTACAATATCTGCATGGAGTGACGCAAGTGGTCTTCCAGATGTTTTAATGATGATGGGAGGATAAAATGCCAACAGCATATAAAGTTTTAGGACAGTTAAATCCAGCAGCAAGTAATGAAGAAAATCTTTACACAGTTCCAGCGGCTACTCAAGCAGTAGTATCAAGTATTGCAATTACCAATCAAGCAGCAACATCTGCTACTTTTAGAATAGCAATACGCCCATCAGCGGATGCTACAACAGTGGCAAAACACTATTTAGTTTATGGAACTACAGTAGGAGCAAACGATACAGTTGTTTTGACTATTGGAGTAACAATGGCTACTGGTGATAAGATCAGAGTTATTGGATCAACTGCTACTCTATCATTTTCAGCATACGGAAGCGAGATTTCTTAATTATGACAGTTTCAAAAGCATCATTAAGCAAGATTCAGTACACTACTCCAATTGATGATCTTCCAGATAGTCCAACCCTTAGCGCAACAAATGTTGGAACTTCTCGGGCATTTGATAATGGCTCTGCAACAATTACAGCAACAAATGCAGGTACTGGTGGCGGAAATATTACATCTTACACAGTTACTCCAAATCCAGCAACAAGCCCTACAACATTTTCTGGAACATCTCCAATAACAGCAACTAATTTAGCATCTAATACATCATATACTTTTACAGCAACTGCAACAAATGCAAAAGGAGTTTCTCCATTTTCAGGCCCAGCATCTTCTGCTATTACAGTATCAACAGTGCCTGGAACACCAACAATTGGCACAGTAACAAGAACTAGCGATACAGTTGTTTCTGTTCCTTTTACTGCCCCAGCAACTGGCGGGTCAGCAATTACATCTTATGTTATTGAAAGTTCTCCATCTACTGCCATTACAACTCAATCAGGAACAACAAGTCCATTAACTGCAACTGCCACATATGTTGGACAACAAAATTATACTTTTACTATTAAAGCAGTTAATACAAATGGCACAGGAACTGCAAGTTCTGCAAGCAATAGCGTTCAACCAAAAACAACTTCTGACTTTGCTACTAACTTCTTAGTTGTTGCAGGTGGTGGTGCATCTATGCCACATGATGCTGGAGGTGCAGGTGCTGGAGGATTAAGAAGTAGTTATTGTGTAACTGGTGGCGGTGGCAGTTTAGAGTCTGCAATTCCACTAGCATTAAACACAAACTACACAGTAACGGTGGGTGCTGGCGGTTCTGCTGGACAGTGTACTGGACATGGCGCTTTTACAGATACAACTAACGGAAGCAATTCAACATTTAATATAATAACCTCACTTGGTGGTGGAAAGAGTGATGCGAATGGCGGATCAGGTGGTGGCGGTGGTGGTGCAGGTTTTGGTCTAGGAACTGCTAATCAAGGATTTGATGGAGGACGTAATAATGCAAGTCAACAGTCAAATTATGGAGGAGGCGGTGGTGCTGGAAGCGTAGGCCAAAGTGGTCTAAGCAACGCTGCAGGTCAAGGTGGAGCAGGCGTATCAAATAACATAACTGGAAGCAGTGTTTTCTATGCATCTGGCGGTGGAGGTGGTTTTGATTGTCGTGGCAACACTGGAAGTTCAGTTGGACAAGCACAAGCAGGTGGTGGTCAAGCAGGTACAAGTTTTGAGAACATTCCTGCTGCTGCAACTGCTAATACAGGTGGCGGATCAGGTGGTCCTGGAGGATTTTACTCTTATCCATTAAGACCAGGTAATAATGGAGGTTCAGGAATTGTTATTCTTAGATATCCAAATACTGGAACAATTACAGTAGGTGCTGGATTAACAGGAAGCACTGCAACCGATGGTTCATTTAAAGTTACAACAATAACTGGTGGCACAGGAAATGTGAGTTGGGCATAATGGCACATTACGCATTTTTAGATGAAAACAACATTGTTACCGAAGTTATAGTAGGTATTGATGAGACCGAAACTATTGAAGGGCTAGATACTGAAACTTGGTATGGCAACTTCAGAGGTCAAGCATGTAAAAGAACTTCTTACAATGCAAATATTCGTAAACATTATGCAGGCATAGGTTATACCTATGATTCTACAAGAGACGCTTTTATAGCACCCAAACCACATAACTCTTGGATATTAGATGAAGATACTTGTACTTGGCAAGCGCCAATTGCATATCCTACTGATGAAGAAGACTATCGTTGGGATGAAGATACAGGATCTTGGATTTTAGTATAAAAATAAATTAATAAATAAACCCCCAAAGATAATCTCTAAGGGGGTATATTTTTATTTAATTAGTTATTTACATGGATATTTGTTATACCATTCTTGATACCGTGTTCCATTTACAGAACTCCAAGCAGACCAATCTTTTCCACCCTTAGTCATGTGAAGAGCAATTTGTGCATTTACTACTGGGTTTAACAACTCAGCATTTGAATCTAACTCAAATTTTTCTCTACGATCTGACCCTAATTCTCCAAGCATATTTATTTGAAATACACCATAGGAATTATCTCCAGTTTTTACATTACCATTAAAGGCAAGAGGACGACCATTAGACTCTGCTTTAGCAATGGCACAAGCAGATCTTAAAGCCTTTCCCTCAAATCCTACAGCCTTTAACATATCAACTAACTGCCCATCAGTTAAATTATGAGCATTTTCATACTTTTCTAATTTTTTCTCTTTAGAAACCAAAAAGGCCACCTTTTGGGTGGCAGACTTAACAGATTCTTTAATTAGTAAGTTGTTTTCATTTGTTGCATTTGCGGTAGCCGAAAAAACAGTACCACAAATAACCAACGTTAATACCCCTAGCCAAACATTTGCTTCTCTCATTGTAAAATACCTCCTAGAGAACAAATGCTACCAAGTAGGTAGCATGTATTAATTATAACATGAATTTGCCAATAGAGTCAAGTTTGAACAATAAAATATAAAAATATTTTAAATATCATATTAGTTAATGGTATAATGATATAACTATGGCCGCCTTATATAGAAACCCTGATGAATCTGCAATTTCCCCTCAGCCAACGGCTCCAGCATCATACAATCTTGGAAATATTCCACCACTTGTAAACTGGACGGTAGTTATTGGAGATAGTGCTTCATTTAGAATTTATGTAGAAGATGACCTTGGAAATGAAGTAGACTACACAAATGATGAAAGTGGAGACATTACTGGTTTTGATATAAAAGCAGATTTTAGAAGGTATTCAGACAATGTCGGAACTGATTTAATATTTAGTGTAACTCCATATGCAACAGAGTTTGATGATCCAGGAGAATTCACAGTAACTATATCACCAGCACAATCCAAGCAACTAAGAACTGGTGACGTATTTGATGTTCAGTTATCTGACGCTACTCGTGTTTGGACGGTATGTCAAGGTGAAATGATCATGATAGGTGAAGTTACAGATCAGAGTTAATAAATGGCTACTACAACAATCAGCAACATATCAAACTCCGTTTCTCTTCAAGACATAAAACAAACAAAAACCCTTTCTAATATAAAACCCTTTAATTCAACAGCATCTAATGTTGCTTTAGGCACAGTTCTTGCTATTGCTACATTGACTAATACCGTCGCAGTTTCTGACTTAAAACCAGTACCGTCAAATTTTCAAAAAGTAAATTATGCAAAAGTCATTACACCATCATCAGTTTTACCGTTTAGACTTACAATTACAAACATTGGTATTGAAGGATACGATCCAGCAAATCCTCCTGGAATTGGCATTCAGGTAATTGGTTTTTCTAACTATATACTTTAACATAATGATATAATGGCCTCATGGCAAAGATATCAACCACCAACGTAAAGGCTCTGTTTCAAACAGGCGATAGACCAACGCAAGAAAACTATATAGATTTAATTGATAGTACTTCTGCTAGGTCTACCGATCTTGGATCAGACGGCAATAACGAGTTAACAATTAATGGAATTGAAAGTTCCACAGT